TAGGCACAATAGAAGAAATAGGTTTTTTTGCTGGTAGTTCTGCAACTGCAACAACAGATAGTGGAGTATTATTTGCAAGAGTTTTGTATAGTCGTACAAAAACTGCGGTAGAATCGATACAGATAGAGAGGACTGATACTATTGGCTAACGTAGGCGAATACTATACACAACAAACATGGATAGCTGGCGCAACTCCATTGAGCGAAGCTGCACTTAATAATATAGATTCTGGAATTGAAGGTGTACAAAAACAAGGTGTTATCAAAAATGGTACTAATATAGCAGAAGATAAAACGTTAGATACTGGATATAACTATGTGCTAGTAGCGCCAATAACAGTTGATAGCGGAAGTACACTTACAGTAAATGGAAGATTAAGGATTTTATGAGTGAATTAAGCGTAGATACATTATCTGGTTCTAGTGGTGTTATTGTTACCATTAAAACTGGACACACACTTACATTAGTAGAAGATTTAGATGCAGGTACTGCAAAACTTACTAATGTAGGAGAACCAACTGCATCAAGTGATGCTGCAACAAAAAATTATGTTGACACACAATTATTAACATTAGATACATTAGGAGAATTATCTAACGTAACAATTACATCAGTCGCAGATAACGAAGTTTTAGCTTATGATTCTACAAGTTCAGAATGGATTAATCAAACTGCAAGTGAAGCTGGTTTAGCAACTTCTGGAAATTTAACTTCTCATACTTCAGATACAAGTAATCCACATAGCGTAACAGTTGACCAAGCTTTTTCAGCTGGAGTTCCTACTGGCGACCTAAATATTAACAGTAACAAACTTACTAGTGTATCAGACCCAACTGCTGCACAAGATGCTGCAACAAAAGCTTATGTAGATTCACAAGTTCAGTCTAAAGATGATTTGTCAGAACTATCTGGTACATCTGATGATGTAACTGAAGGCACAACAAATTTATATTTTACAAACGAAAGAGTTGATGATAGATTTAATGATTTATTTGCAGCTGGCGATGCTTTAACTGGCAGTTACGATGATGTAAACAATACTTACACATTAGATGTTGCTGGGATAGTTGATGCACAAATAGATGCAGCTGCTGCAATATCTCAATCTAAATTAAGTTTAGCAATAACAGATTCAGAAGTAGATGCAGGCGCAGCTATAGCACAATCTAAATTAGATTTAGCAGTTACTACATCTGAAATAGCAGCTTCAACTTTAGTAATAGAATCAGAAGGTATTAGTTCTAACGATAACGATACAACAATTCCTACAAGTGCAGCAGTCAAAGATTATGTTGATACTGCTGGATTTGCAGATATTGGATTAGTAATAGCATTAGGATAGGAAGGGTAAAATGGCAAATACGTTTAAATCAGTTACATTAGATGCAGGCACATCTATGTCTGACTTGATACCAACAGTTGGCGCAAGCACACAAGTTATAGTCTTAACATGTCGTGCTACTAACGTAGATGGCGCATCAGATGCGACAGTTGATGTAGAAGTTACTGATGGCGCAAGCAAAAATGCTTACATAGCTTATACCATGACAGTTCCAGCAGACAGTTCGCTTGAATTAGCTGGTACTTCTAAACTTGTTTTAGAAACTGGCGATAAGTTACAAGCTTTAGCTTCAGCAACAGGCGATATTGAATTTTTTGTATCTTATTTAGAAATCACATAAAGGTAGCTTATGGCTAAATTTGGATTTTTTGGAAAAAAATTTGAACAATCAAGTTCTGCTAATAGCGGAGTTTTCGCAGTTAATGATGTCGTTGAATTACTAGGTAAAGGTAAATTTAAAAGACAAAACTTCCCATTTGAATATTTAGTTATTGGCGCTGGTGGTAATGGAAATATTGCTGGCGGTGGCGCTGGTGGCGCTTTATCTAATTCTGGTACATCAACAGACCTTCCATTTGGAGAATCAATTACAATAACAGTAGGTGGCGGTGGTTCACAAGCAAGCACTATTGTTAGTTCTACATTAGGCACTATTTCTGCAACTGGTGGCGGTGGCGGTGGTGGAAATAATAATAATGGTGGTTCTGGCGGATGCGGTGGTGGCGCTGGTAGGTATTCATCAAACGTTGCAGGTGTAGGAAACATAGGATTTAACGGCGGTGGCGGCGGAAATGGCGGTGGCGGTTCTGGCGGTGGCGGCATGGGAAGCGCTGGTTCTGGCGGAGATGGCGGTTCTGGCGGTAATGGAACATCTGCATATTCATCATGGGCAACTGCAACTTCATCTGGAGTAGGTGGTCAATATGCTGGCGGTGCTGGTGGCGCTAATAAAAATGCTGGCGGTGGCGCTGGTCGAGCTGGTGGTGGTAATGGAGAAGGTAATTCTGGTAACACACCAAGAAATTCAGGCGCAGCTAATTCTGGTTCTGGCGGTGGTGGATGTTGGTATTGTGGTGGCGGTTCTGGCAATGGTGGTTCTGGTATATGTTTAATAAGATACCCAGATAGCGTAGGCGCAGCTAGTTCTACAACTGGTACTCCAACACAATATACAACTGGTGGATATATTTATTATAAATTTACAGGTTCTGGAAGCATAACAGTATAATGGCACATTTCGCAGAACTAGAAAATAATATTGTTGTAAGGGTAATTGTTGTTAATAATGATGTCATTGAAGTTAATGGCGTTGAAAACGAACAAACTGGAATTGATTTTTGTAAATCTTTATATGGTCAAGAAACTACATGGATTCAATGTTCTTATAACAATAGTTTTAGGAACGTATATCCTACTAATGGAAGTCAATACGATGAAGAAAATGATGTTTTTATACTGCCACAACCATACCCAAGCTGGTCTTTAGATAGCGTTTTTAATTGGCAACCACCAGTACCTTATCCTACCGAAATAAAAGATAATCAATATATTTGGGATGAAGATACTTTATCATGGGTAGAAGCTAGTATATAATTATATAATACAAAAGAATAGAGCGGTTTATGAATATAGAAATCATACCATTAAAAAAAGAATACGAATATTTTATTAATAGATTTCCACCAGTTCTTAGTAATAAATTTTTACCAGAGTGGTACAAACAAGCAAAAATTAATACAAAGGGTACACATTGGGTACATGAAACAAATAATAATTTAGAAAGTCCAATAACTGCTAAAAGTTGTCCAGCAATTCAAGATACAGTAGCTGAAGGAATAATAATACCATTATGGGGAGATTTAAAATTATACACAGAACCATTATCAGAAGATAATGCAGATGTTGGCGGTATGCAGTATTGGGATATGACAAGTAGATTTGCAGTCAATGAAGATTTAGAACCTAATCACTTGTATTATCACAGTAAACAACAAATTGACAATATGCCATTAGGTTTAACAAAAGATAACAGATTAATGAAAATAGGTTTACCTTATAAAATTGTTGTACCAGAAGGATATAATATTTATTATACTGACCCATTTTATCATTTTAGAAACGACATAAGAATTATGAGTGGTATTGTTGAAGCGGATAAATGGGGTTATATTACATTTCCATTTTCAATACTTAATGATAATTTTACTATACCAGCTGGTACACCTTTAGTACAATGCTTTATATACAAAAGAAACGAAGAAAAAATAAATTTAACAGTTAGAAATGGTAACGAAGAAGAATATAAAAACATTAGTTATGAAATTTCTGATGTAATGGTTACTGGAAAAAATTATAAAACTAAAAAATACTAATTTTAAACACTAATTGTTAATCTAATGATTTATTTTATGTGTTATCATATTTAAACAATGGTAGATAAATCAAACGAATATGGATATGTTCCTTCAAGTCCTACACAAGCTAAAGGTGCTAATACAGGTATCTTTGAAGTTAATGATGTAACTGATTTATTACTTGCAGGACAATGGATAACACAAACTGAACCAGACAATCTTAACTTAATTTATGAATATACTTTTACAGGTAGTGAAAGTGCAGTAACAATTTTATCTACTGATATTGATAGTTCAGTTTATAGAACTTTATATATAGTTGGGGATTTAGAGGGTACTAGTATGACTTCTATGTCTTTTAATGTTAGTCAAGATGATTTCTCAACTATCTATGCTACTAATGGACAAAGAGGAACAATGTCTATGGGTACAACAGGGTCAGCAACTAGAACTTATAGCAATACATCTGCAACACTTGGTAATTTAACAGAGGCATTAAGTGGAGATTTAACTTTTGCTTATACTTTAAATAATCTTACAGATAGCTTTTTTACAACACTAACAGGTATGTCACAGGGTTATAATGGCTCATCAGTTAAATCTTTATTTGGTTATGGAGAATTTGGCTCAGCTTCTTTTAATAGTTTTAAATTTAACATAGATAATGTTGATGCAGGAAGTACAATAAAATTTTATGGATATGTGAGTGCTTAAATGATTATAGGAAAAAAAAGATTAATTGAAAGTAGAACAGTATCTAATGGCTCAACTGCTGAAAATTTTGCAGGTGTATTTTTATTAGGTTATCCAGTAGTTACAGTAGAAGTTAATGGACTTGATGAGAGTGGTTCAAATATAGCTTTAAGGTTTTTAAATACATTGGGAACTATTCAAAGTGCTAGTAATTATAGAGGTATGTATTTTAGACCTACAAATACTAATAATACTTTTTATGTACAAGGTAGTAATGCTCTTACAAACAGAGCTTATGACTTTTTGTGGAAAGGTGGAAACAATGCAACTATGGTATTTTATAATTGTGATGCTTCTGATATATCTTTTGCACAATCAGAAGATATGCACGTTAATGGTCAGAGTACTTGGATGTACCAAAGTGCTACAAGTATGGGTGGTTTTCAATTATACAATGATGCAGGTGGTAGTTTTAATAATGCTACTGCACAGATAAATGTTTATGGAATGGATGTAAGTTAATGAGTTTTAATTTTTCAGCATTAATTGATAGTTATGAAGTTACTTCAAGTGTATCATCAGTTGTTTTAACAGGTATGAATAGCTCATTTAGTACATATCAACTTTATACAGTAAATCCAGAATTTGCAGGAAATTTTTTAGTTGTTGTACAATTTCAAGTAGGTGGTGTAACAGATACAACAACTTCTTATACACAATCTGGTGCAGTTCAAGTGTATGATAATAATGGATATAATGATTACAACAATACATTACGAACACATATCAGATTAAATTCAGCAAACAGTCAAAATGTAATGGGTGGTAATCATTTACTGATAATGAATAGTCAAGATGGCACAGAATACACATATTGTGAGAGTAGAGGCAATAGTAGAATTACAAGTGGAAATGCAACTGCTAATTATTGGGGAAGTACTTTTGAAAAAAATGCAGTCATAAGTGGTTTAGAAATTTCAGATGCAAATGGTAATAATATCACACAGGGTAATTTTTACTTGTATGGCATAAGATAACTTTATGGTAAATTTATAGTAAGATAGGAGAGATATGGCAACAATAGAAGAAATAACACAACAAGTAACAGATGAAGTAGAGGAAAATAAACCTTTATACACAGGTACAAGTAGTGGTTTAGTTGAATTTACAGATGAAGAATATGCAATACACATAGAAAGTGTTGCAAATTTTAGATATGAAGAACAACAATTTGGATATCTAGTTACTAGACAAGAAGCTTATGGTTCAATAGCAGACCAGTTAGATATGCAATACTGGGATGCAGTCAATGGTACAACCACATGGAAAGACCACATAGCTACAGTTAAATCAGACAATCCAAAACCAAGCTAATAGTTTTTTACATTTAGTGATATAATCTCCAACATGGATTATTTAATTGGGTTTTTATTAGGTTATTTTTTTAAAGAAGCTTATAAAGTTATCAAAAGAATAAGTGATTACGACTGGGAAAATCGTAATTATTATAGTAAAGCTTATTACTGGTCTGATTACGATTATATAGATTTAGAGAATTTAAAAGAAGATGATTTACCATGATATGCGGATTTTGTACAGGTTCTTGTAGCACATGTTCATTAGGTGGCGGTAAAAA